TCGTGCAATGGCATTGGTTCTTCTAATGACAACGAGTTCTTCATGCCTTTAAGACGCTGAATAATGCTTGCGTGCGGGTTAGTGCTTATGTCTGCAATTTCGTTAATCAAATTAAAGATTGCCATGTCGTGTTTAGTTGTCATCATTTGCTCCATTACCATTCGTCGGGTTTCTTCTGATAGTTCGCCTTGATTCCATGCCACGCCTTCACTCATTTTGTTGCACTCCATGGCCCCCAGCCGTAACCGTGACGGTTTACGCCGTAATTGTAAATTGCTAACGCTGCGCGCAAATTAACATCAGCCTGTAACAGGTTTTCTGCTTTGGTAATAATGCCGGCATCAGTAAGCCATGGTGTCCAGAATCCGTTGATTTGCATTAGTCCGCGCGACCCGCCGTTTGGGTCTTTGCTGTTGACTGCGTTTGGTGTGCAGTTGGATTCGCGCTGCATGATTGATTCGAGCACGGTGCGCTGATCGGCAGGCCAGCCAAGGTTTACGGCAAGCGCGCTAAACTGCTTACAAGCCGAGCTGTACGGGTCAATGAAGATTGTTGACGATGTGCTGGACGTCGTGGTGGTCGGTTCTATCAAATATGGCGCTAGGGCAATAGTCCCAGACGGGCTACCAGACGCGTCAGGAGCCCCTACGGCGACCGTAAAGCCAAAGACGGTACAAAGTACTAACCCGATTATTTTTTCTGCGAAATAGTTCATCGTTTCTCCAAAGGTATGGGCTGACCCCATGACGAGGTTGCCGATCTGAATGCGATTTGTCCCATAAGGAACTTTCCCGATTCTGGGTTGGTGAAGATTTGCACCAAGATTTCTTGACCGTTGTCCATTACTCCCGTATAGACGCTGTAGTCGAATATCTGGATGTCAGTCATTGCCTGTCCTTTTGTCGGTACTCCGACCCTAGAACATAGATCAGGCCCTAGGTGGGATTTCCCCGAACACCTTTAAAAATGCGGTTTTAACAAAGATCACCGAATCGGCAGCTTGTGGAGAAATCTCAATGTGGAACCACCGACCGCCAGGTGCACCTGACACGGTTTTGCTGTCGTAGTTCTTCCAAGCCTGTCGGTCGCAACGCCATGCCGCGCCGAATTCTTTTGGGAAATAATCAATTACCATTTGTATGCCCAACTCGTTTGCATTAGCGATCATTTTGTCAATAAATGCTTTAGCGTTTTTTCGTGTTGCGTTTGGGTGTTTTTCGCTTGTAGTAAATCCAGCGTCCCACGCCCTACCTGTGGCGTGAACGCTTAGGGTTCCTGGTTTCCCTTTGACGTCGCGCTGACCCCAACTTCCAAGATTGACAAACGCGCCATTTGAGTGCGCGGTTACTTGCTTAATAAATTCATTCATGCCGGCACGTGGCGCTGGTGATGCGCCGTCTGCGTTGCCGATGTAGTCCCGTGCGTCTGGGACGCCTGCTTTAGCCTTTGCTACTGCCACGACCAAATGCCAGGTCTTTAGGGTTCACATATCGGATGAGAACTGGCACAAGCGCGGCGAGCGCTGCTTTGCCTAGATCAGCTGGGTCTGTGTTGCCTGTTGAGTAAACCGCAATGACCGCTGCGATGACCGAGCGACCGTATGAGGCAAGTAGGGCTTTGTCTTTAGGCTTCAACATCTTTGGCTCCTTCTTTCGCTTTTGACTTTAGTCCGTTTGAGGCCACTAAACCTGACAACGTGCCGGTCATAAAGACCGTAAGGGTTGATAGCAGGTCTATGAATGCGGAGTCATTGGGGCTTTGATGCCCTATCGGCTGGGTCACAAACATGAGCGCATAGACAAAGCCAAGAACGGTGATGGCAAACACGCTGGCAAGGATGATGCCGACAACAACGATTAGTCGAGCGTGGAGCTCCTCGGGCTTAAGGCGTGGTCTCATAAATCAAATCCCTTGTGCACGTTCCAGATGGGTTGCAGATCGGTGGTTCGCATTCAGGTGCTTTCCAATTAGCAGGGTCTTGGCATGGGTAACGATATGACCCGTCATAACCACAACTAGAAACAGCCCACGCAACAACTGCGATAAGCATGCCGTATCCGATGAAATAACGCCAGCGCACTACTTTTTCTTAGTTGGTGCAGGTGGGTATGGGTTTGCGTCTTTGATTGCTTGAACTGCTGCTTCCCATGCGTCTTGCGTATTTGTTCCGCGTTGCCACTCAAAAAACAAACCGTCAGATTGCGCTTCGTATTGGGTGCGGCGAGTTGTTTCAACCATTGCGACTTGGTTGTTGTAATCCACTTGAGGCCATGCGGCGTCTAGTTCGGCTTGCGATGGTTTAGGTGTTTCGTCCAACCATATAAGACCGTCATAAGTTTCGCCGTCAAGCGACCATTGTGTGCCGGAATAATTGGCATTGAGTATTAGTGCGTAATCAATCATGCGCTTATCTCCATAACAGTAATGGAACTAAATCCGCCGTATGCCGTATCAAAACCTCGACGGTTCACAACTGTTGTACCGCTGTTTGATAGTGCTTGTATTTTGTAGGTCGTGGCTGATGTAGTTGCTGGACTGTCTAAAATTTCAGCGCCAACAGTAAACATTGCATTTGGGTAACTTGATGATGCCATGCCTGTGCCGTTAAAACCAGAGCCACCTGTGCCGACAGCAATCGCTGTTGCACCTCGCACAAGTCGCGCTACCGCGTCACCAGTTGTCGCAGCCAATTGCAGCGACATTACGACTAAAATTTTGCTAGATGTTGCCGAAGGGGTTATTGACACGCTTAAATCGGTAACATCAACATACGTAGCGCTAGTCGTGCTAAACGTATTCGCTTTAGTTGCTTGCACGATTTGAAGAACACGAAACGCACCGCGCAAATCATTCATCTGTGCAGCGGTCAAAACATTGCCGGCAACGAAGGTTGCTGGAAGTGTGGTTGGTGTAGCCATAAGTGCTCCTTATCCTAAAACATTCTCGGTATCAAGTGTGCCATACACCGCGTCGTTAAGAATTAGCTCAAACACAATTGTGGTTGGCGCGGTGCTGTAAAGGACGCTGTGGCCTGTGCTGAAATCCAGACGATGCTCAATGCCCTCGACTGACAGCTCTTGAGCCAACTGGGTTGTGCCAGAACCGCTAGGGAACGTCTTTTCTACGCTGATCGTGTCGCCAATGTCCACGGTTGCCAGGGTGTCCTTTTGGGCCGTGGTCAACATCAAATACTTGGTGGCCACGGACGTGTACCGCGGTTCGGGCTCTGGGTTAAGCAGATAGTCGGCAGCGTCATCAATGCTTGTTTGCTCATGTAGCAGGCTATTAGTGATGCTTGTTGTCTGAATAAAATAAGTTGCAATAGACCCTGCATCGGTAGCGGTAGCGGTTTTGCCGTCGAGCCCTGTAACGACCGCGCGGTTAATTACCGAGTCCGCCTCAAACGAAATACCTACCCCGTCATACTTAAAGTTTGTTCCGTCATCATGGAAGTCAGCGACAGGCGCGCTTAACGTGTTCCCAATGCGCTCTTGAAATGTCAGCACCCCAGCCCTTGACATAAACACACGCCCAAACTCGGCGGTCTCGTTGATCTGGGTAATGTATTGCAACACGTTTGTTCCTGCCGGCACGGTGTAGTTGCTGTCGTGGCCTAGGTTGACGGTGCCTGTGGCGATGCTTCGAGCGCCTGCTGGAAAATCAACTTCTGGTAGGTCTAGGACTGTTTCTATGCGTTCGCCTGATGTCTCTGGGGTGACGTTTAGTTCGTCTAGGAATGTTTGTGCAAGTAGGTAGAACTGGTCAGCGCAATACACGGTCACGGTGTCCAGACCGCCGAGTGCGAAGTTGTAGTCATAATTGACGACATACCCGCTAAACAATGACTCGGGAACATCAGTTGAGCTGTAACGGATTAGTCGCACTTCGCGCAATGGGGCAAGCCCAGGCTTTGCTTGTGGGGTGTCGTAGTACGGGCTGTTTTGGTCAAACGGGTTGAAAATGCCGTCCACGTCTTGAATGGTGAATGTCATGGTGCCAGCGCTGAACTGATCGCCCACGTCACGGCGACCGCGCCGCACATTGACGTTTGTTACCGAGTCCATCACATCGGCAAACTCGGTGGTGCCGTCCAGCACGTATTCGGTGTTATTAAGTACGCCTTTTACAGCATCGTCAAGAATAAACGAATCTTGCAAAAACCCTGTGGCGATCTGCAGGTCATAGTTGCCAGAATTGACGACTGCTACGCCTGGCATCAGGCCACCTGTAACTGCAACGGCCCAGCGCTACGCGAATAGGCGCGCAAAGCGTTAACGACCGACTCACCGATTTCGGCGCTAGTAGCAAGTCCGCCTGTGACGTTGATCGTCACTCCCCCGCCGCTATTCATGCGATCTAACGGCACTACGGCTTCTGGGCCTGCCTCGCCAATTAGGGCAAGAGTAGGGGAGCTGACAATGCCACCCTCGGCCATGCGCGGGATGTTTGGCATAGATGATGTAGGTTTCGGCGCGCTAGGAATCAATTTTGAAAAGTCAATCCCATCAAGAATGTTTGCCACGTTGCCAATTACTGGCATTGCAAGTCCGCCGAGGATTCTTGCTGCAAGACCTCCAATGCTGTTGATTCGCTCAGCTGCATCAACAAGTTTGTTAAACGCCAAAGCCAAGCCGATAACTGCAGCCGTTGCCAAAATAAACGGGTTAGTAGCCAAAGCAATGTTTAACGCAACTACGGCGGCGGCAATTGCGCCGATGGTTATGGCGATTCGAGTAAACACTTCTGGGTTGTTTTGTGCCCAATCTGCAAACTTTTGCATGTATGGCAGAACTTCCTCAAGCACAGGCAAAAACGCTGCGCCAATTCCTTCTTTGGTTTCGGCAATTGAGTTTTTAAAGATTGCCATTTTCCCTGCAGCGGTTTCAGCATTCTTTGCTACCGCGCCGCCAAAGGTTCCACCGAGCACATCCATGACTTCCTCAAGGGTTGCGCCTTCTTTAATCATTGTTGCCATTTCTGGGGTTAATGATCGGAGCGCCTTAAAGTTGCCTTGGTATGCCTTTGCCAATGCGTCGGCCACCGTGGTGCTGTCCATCTGTAACGCCGTGCTGATGTCCATTACCAGGTTCATGTCCTTCATGGCCAAGTCAACGTCTTTTGTACCGCGCACTAAAGCTTCTAATGACTTGCGATATTCCGTGTCAGCAATGCCAGACGCTCGAGACATTGCGCTGATCTGATCTTCAATCTGTGCGGTCTGTGCAGCACCCGCGCCAGTCACATTTTGCAAAGTAAGCGCTAACGCCGCCTGCTCTTGCTGATCTTCCATTGCAGCTTTAGTTGCGTCACCAAGCGCCAACGCCAAACCGCCAAGCGCCGCAGCTGCCGGCACCGCAGCCTTCTTAATTGCAAACTGGGCTTTTTCCGATGTTGTTTCCAGTTGCTTAAATTGGGCAATAGCCTTCTTAATCCCTTTGCCGTCAAACTCTGAAATGATCGGGATATTGATTGCCATTACGCGGTCTCTCTGTTCGCTTCATCCATGACGCGCTTGACCAGTTGCTCCATCTCGGACATGACATCACTTTGGCGTTGCTCGTACGTTTTCCACATTACTCGCGAACGACTGCCATAGCGTGCAGTTAGCGCCCGCCCTAATGAGCCAGCCATGGACGTGTCAAACATTGTGCCAGTCGCGCCTTTCCATTGAATGGCAAACGTGCCGACATTGGTTTTGTTTCCGCTGTATTCCTTGATTGCTCGAGTATTGATCTTTGCAGCGATCTTCTGCTTCATGCCAGGTATCCACGGCAAGATCTGGAACCCTGATCGGGTTTGCCAATTGCGCGCCATACCAGACAGAGGGACGCCAGTAGGCACAAGTTTGTTTGCATCGTCAATAACAGGCTGAACAATCTGTTTGTAACTTGTTGTAATTTCTCGGCGCAGGTTTCTGTCAATCTTGTTAAGGGTCTTCAAAGCATCCTTAAGCCCGACGACCTCAACCTTTGCCGATACTTCCGCCACGTTATCTCCGTTTTTTGTTTGCCTCGTTAAGCACTTTAATGACCGTTGCTATATCTCGAGCGTCAAACACAATGTCGCTAGGCCACCAACCGACCGCGACCAAAATCTCTGCTAATTGGCGGCGGTAGGTGCCGCGTCCGTAGGGTTTGGGTCAGTCTCGTCCAATACCGGAATGATCTCCAGCTCTGGGTTTTTGCTAATCCATTCGCGCCAGTTGTCGCCGACTTGCTCACCTTTAAGTTTCAAGATCGTGTGCATCCAACAGCAGTAATCGCTGTAAAGCGGGTTAGTTGATAGTTGCTGAATGTTGCGACGCTCAAGCCGTTCCCATTCCGTTACTACAAACAGGTTTGTGTAGTAGTACTCGGGCGCGCTGTCGGCGTTGCGCTTTAACTGCAATTTGATTTTCATGGTTCTCCTATGTCGGCTTGGAGCCGTTGTTTATCAGGTTACGTCGATTGTGTACGAGCCGCCCTGTAGCTCTATCTCGTAAACTGAAAGCTCTCCAAGGGAGGCGTTGATGACAGGTAGCGAACTCATGAAAGTCTCGGTTAGTTCAAACCCTGGATTCGTTGCCGAGTTAGCACCAGACGCTGGAGTCACTTTGATGTAACACTTTGTGCCGAGAAGCGCTGACAAAACCGAGTAAGACTCACTTGTCGCATAGCTCGCATAAATGCTTAACGTACAGGTATTTGAAAAGAGGCCCCCCGTCATGGTGCGGGAATTTTGGCCGAACGCCGTGTCTTCAAGGGCTTCCTTGGTTACAACGAGGCTGCAAGCAGAAACCATATCGGTGATGTCGGTCGTTGACGCGCTAGTGGCGCCGATCAATACGACTGGGTTTGAAAGGTAAGTTGATGTTGGCATTTGGTGCTCCTTAGTTCTGTTCTGATAGTAGATGATTTGTGTTGCTTAGTTGTGGATTACGAAGTCTGGGCTTGGATAGCGCAATCAAGGTCGTAGCACGGATACAACGCGCCACCGATCTCAAGGCTTGACGGACGGCCACCCATCACGATGATTTTGGAGCCAAGCACGGTTGCAACAATGCTAAGAATCTGACGCAGTACCGGCAGACCTGCTGGGCCCGACCCGATCACTTTGACAGGGAACTCAAGGCGTATCACGTTGCCGTTACCTGCAAAAGTCGTAAAGTTTGGCGCGTCTAAATAAACCGAGTTACTAACAAGTTTGGTTGC